ATTTTTTAAAGATTCTTGACCTACTTGTGCCTAAAAATGACCGTTGTACACATATGTCTTAAGGCAGGCTAGAACGATTGTCTTGTGTACTCCCTCCACATCGTTTAATTACCGTTGCGTGCTTGTTAATTGCACTAGGGTTATCTTAAAAAATAATCTCTTAATAGTGTCATTGCGACAATAAATAGGGAGGAGAAGTTGATAGCTATTCCGTTACTACCTTCATTACGGTTTCAGTGATTCTAGTGTTTTTCGCGTCTTCGGTTGGTGGATCGAATATGAAGCACAGGCCTATAATGGGTTCCGATGAGGTGTAGGTCCATATTAGTTAAGTCTAAGGGACTTACGTCCCTACTAACTTTTTTGAGGAAATATAATGACAAAGAAACCGCAACAATATAAACAAATCTTTGACAAAATATCCGTTTTTATGAATACTAAAATTCATTTTACTAAAACGAATATGAAGTGCAGCTATCAGATGTACTTCGCACGTCCCTGCGTAGAGAAAGGAGGCCAAAAAATCATGGACCGGGTTTTCCCGCATTTTAAAGGGAAAATTGGTAAAGTAAATTTACCCACTAGGGAAAATGTAAGGCGTTCGAATGATGAGAGTCTATCTATTGCTTGTGCAGCCAAGAAGGTACACCCCTATATGGTTAACATAGCAAAGAAGACCTTGTTTGATTTAATAGAAGGAACTAATTTTAAAGCCAATAGGATGCGGACAGCTTCTAACTGCTATGACTCGTTAAAATCGAATACATCAGCCTGTTATCCATTCTTTAAGAAGAAAGGTGATCCAGATGTGAGAAACAATTCGATTAAATTAATGAAGAACATATTACGTAGAAGAGATCCAAGGGAAATATGTAAGGTTTTATATAGATATCCTACAGTAGTTTTCAATAGATATAGTTCACAACTAAACAAGAGGAAGGAAGTATACAATGTTAACTATAAGATTAGGCAAATTTATGGGGTACCGGCCTTTATATGCGCCTTAGAAGAATTATGTTTTTCTGACGTAGTAGATTCATTCTTAAAATCTTATAAACGTTTCCACTCAATTGGTCTTACGAGATTGCAGGTATCACACCAGATAAAGAAATTCAGGGATAATTCAAAATCTAGTGATATACTATTTTGCGGCGATCTTTCAAAAGCAGATCTTTCTATAACGCCTTTATCACTTCAGTTGCTATCAACATACTTAATAGTTGGTTTAAAAGATAGAAAAGAATTATATCCCATTGCTATTTCATTATTGAAATATTTAACTTATACACCCATATTAACCGATAAGGGCGATATAGTAACAACAATGGGTATGAATACTTCTGGTTCAAGACTAACTACGTTTGTGAATACCTTCACATTAATTTTAATTCTAAAAAGCTTTGTTAAGCTTTCCGGTCTAGATGCTAAGTTTATCGTGTTAGGTGATGATTTTATTATAAATCTAGGGGAAGATTTTAACAAAATCATAGAGTTAAAGAAATTTTTAAAAGCTTTTAACCTGACTATCAATGTTCATAAATCAAAGGTAACTTCAATCTTCGAGGACATAGATTATTTAGGTTTTTCTTGGGATAATCAGAATAAGCCAGATGCTCCAGACACTTGGTTATATAAAAAAGTGGTTTACCCAGAAAATTATGTAGAAGATACATCTGGTAATCGAATAATTTCGAGATACCTATCAATTCTATTTCTGCTTAAAAGATATTATGTTTTATTTAATAGATTTTTAAGTGTAGACCCTATTCTAAGGACTCTTTACAGACATTCAAAATTAGTTGTACCAATATATAAGTATGACCGTCTTATAAGTGAACAGGTATTCCCTATATCTGAATTATTAAGAATGGGATGGAAACTGACATAAACTAAAATGTAACTTATCATGCTTGAGTCTATAGATACTTTTAAAATAACCCCCAGATATATAAGGGGAACCTGTGTGAGAGAAGGTGTTGATCAAATAAATTATGACGTTAGTTACTCTGTGAATAAAGTTAATATAGAGGAGAAGATTTACGAACTGCTAAGATTAGGTAATGTAGATTTAACATCCCTGATTAGTTCAAACCCAGCTATTAGGGCAAGGTTTTCGGGCTTACCAAACAGTCTTGGCTATAAATCATCTGCTAGAGCTTTTTCGAACGTAATATCTTCTAAAATATACGAGTTTCTAATCGACTATATGCAATATACGCTTCTGGATAATGTAAAACTAATGGATATAGAGAATGAACTATATCTACCTGAATTCATCCTAGAAACAGTTAAGTGGATTAGAGATCACTCAATTTCTACGATGCACTACAATAGACACACGTTAATAAACTGTAGAGCTGAGAAACCCACTGAAAACGAACTGATAGTGTCTGCTAATTTAATAAGATCAGCTACAGAGGTGAGTGATATAGTACGCCTTCTAGATTTTCTTAAATTAGTTAAGATAGAATCGGTGAATAATATTCCTGAAGTGGGAAAATATACACTGAAGACTATAGTTAAAGCTAATAGAGAAAAGAGTTCATTAGTAGTTCTTGCAACGGAAGAATTTGATGAAAGTGAGTTATATATATGGAAGATACTATTACCGATCATAACAATAACGAAGGATACACTTAGGGATCATGATGAGATAACCATTGTTACCGATGTCGTAGTCCCACTTAGATTTACAGACCTAGGAACAGAGACTAGACTAAGTACAGATCCTAATTTTGGAACATATATTACAAGTACTAGTATAGATGTTGGGGAGGAAGAGGTTACAGAGTAGTTTATCGGCTTAGCCGGGTGTGTAGG